GTTACAAAAAGTGAATATGATAAAGCAAGAGAGAAATTAGAGATTGAAAATAAAAAAAGGAAAGAGGAGGAAGAAAAGAAAAAAGAGGATATAATCAGAAAAAATTTAGAAGAAAAAGAAAGGTTTTTATATTTAAAGAAGAGAGATGATGAACGTAAAAAAAAAGAGGAAGAAGAATTAAAAAAAAAGCAACAAACAGAATTAAAAGTAGGTGGGAAAAAAAAGAGCAAAAAAATAGGGTTATATAAAAAAAATGTTAGCAGAAAAAATAAAAATTAAAATATTTATATAATAACACTTGTATTTTCAGAAGAAACTCCATGATTTTCATCAGCAATTTCAGAATTATTTTGAGGAATATTTGATATAATAGAATTTAATTCATATTGTAAATTTGTATCAAAATTATCATAATTAATAAAATTTTTAATATTCCTTTCATCATGTTCGTCAATTGATGATGATGGTGTTTTTTGTCCGCTATTTTCATTGCCACGATTTTCATTGCCATTATTTTTAATAACAGATTTAGATAAAATTTTGGTATTACCTTTTTTAATATGAATATCTTCATTAACAATTCCTATCATCATTTTACCTTTTATTAATAATCTGCTAAAATATTTATTATGATGTTTATGAAAAACATTTAGATATTTACAAAATATATTTATTTTTTCATTTAACAATGTATTTGAATACATTTGATAATTAACTAAATTTTCAATATTAATACCTATTTCTGATGTTGTGTATACATTTCTTAATTCAGATTCTTTATTTTTTAAATAATTAAATAAAAATTCAATCGTTTCTATAATATTTCTCTGTATATCAATAATTAAATCAAAATTATACGTTTTTAGGGGTTCTAAATCCTTGTAAACAGGATAATTTTTTTTTTGGTTTATTTTTTCTATCAAAATAGTCTCTTTTAAATCTGTTTCAATATATGCGTATATCATTTTATACAATTTATAGTATTCACAATAAATTCTATTAGTTATTCCATTAAATATAGATTTCATATTATCATATTCTATTTCTATTAATTTATTTTGAAAATAAAAAGAGTCAATTCCAAATGTATAATCCACATTTTTATGAGAATTAATGAGTTCTATATATATTTTATCAAGCGCGTTTAATTTCTCTTTAACTTCTACAAAAATGTCATTTATATTTAAACGCAGTTCTTTTATATAATTGAAATTTTTTTTAATATCTCCAACAATATTATTATTATTATTTTCCATATATATATATAATATGAATAAAAATACTACAAATGAAAATATTGAAACAGATAATATAAGTTCCACTGAAACTAATAAAAAAAACCAACCTTACGTAGAATGGTCAGAAGACCACGAACATATATTAGTAGATTGGGCCGATAAAGCATTATGTTATAAATGGTTACACAATAAAGCACATATTGCTTATTCTACAAAAAATACATGGTTTACCATACCAGTTATTATAATGAGCACACTTACCGGAACTGCTAACTTTGCGCAGGATAGAATACCTCCTGAATATCTAAGCGCAGCTACAATGGGCATTGGAGCAGTAAATTTAATTGCTGGAATTTTAACCACCATACAGCAGTTTCTAAAAATATCAGAATTAAATGAATCGCATCGGGTTAGTTCAATCGCGTGGGGAAAATTTTATAGAAATATTAAAATAGAAATTTCTAAATCACCCATTGAACGTACTCCAGTGGTTCAATTATTAAAACACGCTAAAGAAGAATTTGACCGGCTTGTTGAGACAAGTCCATCACTATCAGATAAAGTTGTAAAAGATTTTATAAAGACATTTTCAGGAGGAGAATTAACTATTAACGGCGAAGAATCACAACTTAATAAAAATCAATTAAACTTTAGAGAACTAAAAAAACCAGATATATGCGGGTCAATTGAACCAACCGCCTATTCTCTTTATAAGCGAAAGGAAGAAGTTAAAGTATATCAAAATAATGGTCCGACAAAATTAGAGATAGAAAATAATAATAATAAAAATATAATAGAAGCCTTTATTGAAAAATTTAATAGTGAAAAAAAGAGATATCCAACAAAAGATGAAGTTATTGATAATTTAGATGGGTCTATTCATCATGATTTTATTAATATTGTTTATAATAATGCCATACAGAAAAATAATATTGTTATAGAGATTTATTCAGACAGCATGGTATAACATGGTATAATGTACAATAAATCTTATTTATTTTAATAAGATTTATTATATAAATATTTTAAATATCTAAGCTTATGGTGTTTTTATCGCTTTTTTGTTTTCGCTTGGTTTTAAGGGGTTGTTTTATTTCAGGAATATCATTTAGTTCATGAACGCTTAGTGTATTTTGTGATTGTTGTGTATTTTGAGATTGATTTTGATTTTGTGACTGTTGCTGTTGCTGTATATTAATCGTCTTTGTCTTTAAGCCTGACAACAAATCACTAATGTCGCTAGGGCCTTTCATTTCCGGCCGTTTACTGCTCCTTTCGGCAGGTTCAGGGCCGACATTTCCAAACCGTTCTTGCATATTCACACCATCATCGCCTCTTCTAGATTGCGCAATATCGGGCCGGTTGCTGGGCGCGGTTGAGGCGCGTTGACTGCGCGCATTTTGCGTTTGCATTGGGGCGGGTGGCGGTCCACGGGAATTATTTACTTGCGAATTTCCACCTGAACTGGGTATAAAATTATTCATGAATCCGCTAAAACCTGGATTTGTATTACTCATACTATTAACTGCTGCTTGGGTAAATTGATTCATAAGGTCCGGGTTTTGACGCATAATGTCGTCCATGCCCGGCATAGATGATTTAAACATTGTATTCGTCATATGTACCATAATCGCCGACCCTCCGAGTTGAAACAACAATTTCAATTCCGGCGCCATCTTTGCTTTTGATTTATATTTTTCGTGGAGTTCGCTAAAAATCTCATCATAATCATCAATATTTTCATTAATTTGTTCCGACCAGCCATCTAATTTTACATCAAACGGGTCAAACCGATTATTTAAAAACTCCAATCCTGTCACTGCCGCCATTAACATTCGCCCTTGAAATTTACAACTGTTTGATTTCTCTTTTTCAGCAATAATCATTTCATATTCGCCTTGCATTTCCTCTAAAGAAGATTCCATGGAATATTTCTTGGTTAGTTTAGCGCCCTTATGCTCAATGGCTTCTAATTTCCGCAAAACCTTAAACTTTTCCCGCAAGAGTTCTTCTGGTGACAATTTTGGTTTATCCGATAATTCTCTATCAGGATTAATTGGTATATTATTAAATTTACCGAAACCATCCCATGTTTTATCCTCATTAAAAGATGATTTTGAAGTGGCAATGCCGATTTTTGATCCGCCTGTAATTGAACTTGCGCCGCCTAGATTAATTTTTTCATTTTCATAATCATCTTCAGCCTCTTCCGTTTTATCAATCTTAAGTTTAAACCCACTGTTAAATATATCAGATTTTGCCTTTACTCTTGTATTCACCGGCTCATTTGACAGTTCATTTAAATCGTTTTCCAGTTCAGTAATATCATCTAAATCTATTTCAGAATTTCCCTTTCCTCCTTCATTTTTTCTTTTATCATTCATCAGTAATTCTATACCACCTCCAAAATTTACAGATGGTCTAGACTTATCCCTATTTAAATTTATCACAGGGAGTTCATCTAAAGTATCTATGTCAATAACTTCAGCCATTATTATGATAGAACAACAACATATAATTTTAAGTAATCCGCAATTATATATATTTAATTTTAAATGTATATAATTAATTTACATTATCTTTATAATAAAGCTAATTATGTTTATAATCAATAGTCAATCCATATTTTTTTTGTAAAAACCATATACCTTGTAGAAAAGAATCTGCTAAATCATCCTTTTTTTTATGTTGAAGAAAAAAAGGAATCCAATCTTTCATATCCGCAATCATACCTTTTGTTATATCTATGCCTAATTTCTTTCTATCCTTATATTCGCTTTTGTTTTTGTCTCCTTTGGTGTGGTCGGATTCAGTAAATGCCTTTAATTTATTCATAGAAGAAACACCTGCTACCTGAGGAATCCCACACATAATAAAGTATTGCGCAATCATGCCTTGTATCATTTTCATTCTATTCGCTATAGGACCAATTTGATTCTCAATAATAACTTGGTCAATATTTACGAGTGGAATTATTTTATCAAACTCCTTTTTGAGAGATATTCCTATAGTAACTAAATCCAAACTATTTGCGGATGTTTTATTTGTTTTTTCCATCATATTTATATTAAAAAAATCAATTACTGTTTTTAAAATTACATTTTTTTTATCATTTTCATTTATTGTAATTTTATATTCAGTTGCGAGAGAAATAAGGGATTCTATTTTCATTTTTTTAATCGCAGAGGAAGAATTATCTTTCGTCGGTATAATAAATCCGGTTTTTTTTGCGTGCGTTAAACAATAATTTAATTCATTTTTTGTATAGGATGCCTTTTTTTTACATTCTAGACAATTTGGTTCATCGCCACATAAATTAATAGAATCCCATTTGATAATTTTATAATCGCCCGGATTAGCATTAGCATCTGTATTTTTCTCAAGAATACAATATGCTAAATTTTTAATACCCACATCTATGCTTATCAGTTGCATTATATTAAATATTATAATTATGTTTAATATTTAATATTTAATATAATATTTTTTACTTTTTTCCTTGCATTATAAGTTGTTCTTGCGTAATTACGGGCGTAACCATCCGCTCTTGTAGTTGTTGTCTAGATAAATAACTACTTTTTAAATCACTATTTTCATAACCAAAGGGCTGAGAATTCTCTAAATAAGAATTATATAAAAATGGACTACCGTTTAATTTTTCTTCACCTCCATAGTTAACTACACCACCGCTAGATTGTTCGCATGCGCCTAATTGATTATATTTTATAATCTGGTCAGCATTTTCCATTAAATATTTACGGTATTGCCAATTTGATTTAATTCCTGATTCTTGTCTAATTTTTTCATTAATAACCGCTCCCGGTTGCCAAGATGCAAAATTTCTACCATCTGCCATTATCGGCGGAAAATTAAAATGTATATTATTAGATCCAGTATAACAAGTGCCCCAGCTCATTTATTATACATTAAGAATAAAATATTATTTATTTATTATTTTATTTATTTATTATTTTATTTATTTATTATTTTATTTATGTTCGGTCAATAATGTTATTAAATCCGATTTTTTTAGTTTTTTAACAGATTCTACTGTTCCTAATCCGCTTAAAATAACTTTCTCTCTTAAGTCATCTATTTTCATCTTATTAATATTTGACGTCTTCTCTTTATCTTCGGTTTTAACTATTTTCTTAATAAAATCATTAGATTCAGCATCTACATCTACATGTGCGTCTAAAGAAACATCTACGACAATTTTTTCTACGGCAATTTCTTCTACATTTACTACGGGTTCTTGTTTATGTTCTACAATAAACTCCGAAAGATTTATTTTTTTTAATTCTTGATTAGTATTAATAGCACTTACGCTTTCGGTGTGGCTAATGCTTTCATCATCGCTAATGCTTTCATCATCTGAATCATCGTCATCATCTGTTTCATCGCGAATATTCGCAAAATCAGTTATTTCTTCTAAATCCGTTAACTCTATAATTTTATTATTACTTGTAAAATCATTTAATGACCCAGAAAGTATATCAACAATTTTTATATCCTTAATGGTTGAATTCAATACTTTAATTTTACCTGTTTCACTAGCGCTGTCATCTTCTGAATCGGAATCAGAATCAGAATCACTTGCGCTTTCGTCGTCTGTTTCATCTTCATCTTCATCTTCACTAGCATCATCATCTGATACTTCTATCTTGCTATTTTCAATATTTTTAACAGCATCGCGTGCTTCTGGGGAAGATACATCTACTCTATTATCACTTAACCCTCCTTTACGTATTTCATTTTGAACATTTGTAATAAATGAGGTAAGTACTTGATTTTGTTTCATTAATGCGACTTCCACATTTTTTACACGCATATGGCAGTAATAAGTAACGGCTCCACACATAATAATTGTAATTCCTACAGATATAAGTAATCCTTTTCCTTCAAGACAGAGTAACTTCATTATTAAAAAAATAGAATATATTTTAAATTGTTATTAAACGTATATATTAATTATATTATCAGTTCCTTTATATTATTAGTTCCTTTATATTATCAGTTCCTTTATAATGGTTGTTGTTCTCTCTATAATCTCTTTTGGATAGTCTAAATCCTTTAATACTTTAACTCCGCCCTTTATATGAGAGATTCCGTGTTGTAATTTATAGGTATACTTAAAATCATTATTTATATCATTTATAATTTTCATATTATAATTTTCTACAGTTTCTTCTGAACTCTCTAATCTTTTACATAAATCTAAATAATGTGTGGTTAAAATAAATTTTACATTTTTATGTTTATTTAAATAGGTTAAGAAAGCATAGGCGCTACCAATTGCTTCATACGGGTTAGTGCCGGAATAAAGTTCATCAAAAACACAAAAATGTCTTATTTTATTATTATTTTCGGCTATTTGCGTTAATATATTTTTACAACGTCTTGCCTCTGCTTGGAAAAGACTATCTCTGGCCGAGGTGTCTGGTATATTAATATAACAATGAATTATATCATATGGATTTATTTTAGCGGATTTATAAAACCCACAGCCCACTTGTTGCGATAAGATGATATTGAAAATTGTCGTTTTTAAGAGGGTTGTTTTGCCTGCCGCATTTGGACCAGTAATTAATAAATGTTTATCTAAAGTATAATCATTTTTAATAGGATTGTTATTCACTAACGTGGGAAAAAATGCCCCGGTGAATTTTATTCCCTTTTTACTTAATTTACAGGCGGATATATTCTTCAATTTGATATTTTTACACAACCCGTTTAGATTGCTAATGTATCCACTAAACCCAAAGGCGTATTCCAGTGATTCATGATAACTCTTATTCTTGTAGAGTTGATAAAAACATTTCATAATGTGACCTATTTGAGTAAATTTTTTGAAGGAAACTTTGTTTGGGGTAATAATGCTAAATTCGTCATACATATGTTGAAGGACAATTGAATATTTATCCATTTCCGCAATAAAGGGACTATACGTTGGTAATTTTTTACAATTTTCTTTGAACTCACTCATCTCCTCTAGTGTTGTTTTTAGATAATCTCTTGTAATAAATAATTGCTCATGTATTTTTTTCATATTCTTATAGAAATTAATACATGAGATTATATTTTGGTAAATTTGTAATATATAAAAAGCAAATGAGACGACAACATATATAATTTTATCCACACTCGCATTTGCTATATTAAATAGTTGCCCAATATGATGATTTTTGAAGATTTGTTTTAGTAGTTCAATATATTTTCCTGTTGTTAGCGGGATACCTTGAAGTTTTAATATAAAAAAGGGTAGAATTATAAACATTATCGGCATCATTAAAGAAAGCGCAGGCGAAGACATATTGTAGATGCTTAGAATCTGAAGAAATTGTGCGTTATTATTAAATTTTTCAAAAAACGACCAATCTAGGTAATGATATTTTTCAACAAAGCCTGTTTCGGATTTTATCTCATTCCAAACGGTTTCTACATTACTATGTTGGGTCTGGTTGCTTTCATCATTGTCTGCGTTGCTTGTCTCTGCATTGCTTGTCTCTTTATTTTTTTTATCAAATTTTTTATTCATTTTTATAATTAATTTTTGTGAATCTTTAAGAAAATTCTTATCTGTTGTGTAATATTTATTCCAAAGAGGAATTGTTTTTTCGGCAAATACTGTTTCAGGTATAAACACGTATTCATAGAGTGATTTGGTCGTTTCAGTTTTTTTTAATTCTAAATCCGTTATAACGTGCGCTTCTAGTTCGCGTTTATTTTCAAGGAAACTTATTGGAAGATTAAAAATAGTATCGTCTTCTATCATTATAAAAAATATATAATATATTTGATGATTCTAAACATATATATTATATTATTGAAATAACATGTTCATACTACCCTTTTTCCCTCTCGGAAACCCATTGTCGCCTGGTTTCCAAGTGTATTGTGGCCATTTTGTCCCGCCGGCTAGATAGGTGCGTGGCGGCGGAAGATAATTCACAAGCGGAACGGCCGGGTCATAACATAAAATGGAATTTCCTGGCACATCACTAGAGGATGAAGGTTCGCATTTTACATTGTTGCTATCATCAGTCGGGCACAAAATCAACGTATTTCCTACCTGTGGGAGATTAAACACATTTGGATTAGACCCTAAATCGTTCTGGGTTGCCCACACTTTTTTAGCAAGTGGACCATTCCCATTCACATTTCTAGAAAATTGTTGTTTTTTTGTTAATGGGTTTTTATTGCCTTTATATTTCAGAACCTCGGCTTTCTGTCGCATTGCGAATTCTTCTTGTGAATACACATCATAATCTACACAAGATAAAGTCGCACGTGACCATAAATTCGGCGGGTCTGGTGGCGTTTGAGTGCAAGAGGTAAAATTCTCATTTTGAAGAACATTTACTGTTATATTTTGAAGTAAAATATTTGATCTAATAATGTAATCAGTTATGCGTGACTCATAATCACCTGATATCTGAAATTTATACGTTGATTTAATATTAAAGTTTGGAGTATTTTTTATATAAATTTGTCCTTGGCCTTGATTAATTGTGATAGTAAAATAAGTGGAATCATCTCCAGGATTAATACTATAAGAATAAGTTGTTATACCTCCTAAAACATTCTTATAAATAAGTTTAGAAGTATAAATTAGTGAATTATCAGGATAAGTATCATCAATATTTATTATTATATTTTCTCCTCCAATAAAATGAGAAACATTATTTACCTTTATTGTAATATTATCACTTGTTACATTTTCAGAATTAATTAAATCTGTTACTTTTATCTTAATATGATAATCACGCACGGTTGGCGAATTTTCAAATGTTAATTGTCCAAATTTATCAATATTGAATTCATAATTATCATCACCAATAACATCGTATCTTAATTTATTATTGTCAGGAGAAACCGCAGTAAATTTATATATTAATTTTCCTAATTCAATTGGATCATTTATTTGAATATTATATAAAATATCTGTAAAATATGGAGGTTGTGGTCTTTTTTTAATATTAACTAGGACTTGTTGTGTTGCGTATTTATTATTTATAGTATTTGTTGCTTTTATTTGAAATGTGTATTGTTTGATTCCTTCTGCGCTTGGTTGATTTTTGAAAAAAACATGACCGCTCACATCGCTTATATAAAAATATTTATTATCAAATATATCATTCAACAAATTGTAAATTAAATCTGTTGTATAATTAAGATTAGGTATATAAATTTCATTAGCAATATCAATATCATCATATACTGTTATTGTCATTTCAGGCCCGTCTAAAAAATAAGGTGTTCCGTAATTATTGGTTATTGTTAATGACTGTGTATCACCAAGATTTGTAATGGTGTCTTTTACAGATATCTTAAAATTATACGCTGTTGTGCTAGTTACTGATTGTGATTTTATTATCCTAACTTCGCCTGTGGTTGAATCAATGATAAAATTAGAACTATCATTAATATTTAAATTTCTTGTCGCAGTATTTCCACTAATATCAAATGAAAATTGGAGTGAACTTCCTTTTTGTGTTTTAACACGTGCGCCATATACTAAGGTAAAATCAGGAGCATCTTCATAAGTATTTAATTGAATAGTTGGACTGTAAAATTTTGGTCCAAGTCTCTCATTATTTGTTATGGATATCGCCTGTGTAACAGATAATTTAGTAATAGTATCCCTAACCCGCATGGTAAACGAATAACTACTTTTGGTTGTAACTGGTGTTAATAAACAAACTTCTCCACTTGTTGGATTAATTGAAAACAAATTAGAATCATTAGTATTGCTAAGAATTTCAAATATCAATGGATTCCCTTCTGAATTAGAAACATTCGGTCCATAGACTAATGTACCAGGTTGAGTATCATTATATATTGTCACACTGGTCGGAGGCAAAAATGCCGGAGGAATTCTTTTTATGTTTGTTATATATATAGCCTGTGTAACATGTAATTTAGTAAAAGTATCCGTAGCTTTTATTAGAAGATTATACTGTGGTTTAACCAGATTCTGTTGTGGGTCTATTAAATACACTTCGCCATTCGTTGAATTAATTGAAAAATATTTATTATCGTTAGGATTATTTCCACTATCAAATTCAAAAATCAATGGATTCCCTTCTGTATTAATAATCGCCGGTATAAAAACAAAAGTGCCTGGTTGAGTATCGTCATATATACTTAAACTTGGCTGAGGTACTAAAAATTCTGGATTATTATAAAATACAATATCATCAATAAAATTTATAGTTAAAGTTTGAATATCAGTACTATTTGTTAATAAATGATGAACTTTTATTACTAGTATCAATGAATTTTCAAGATACTTATTAATATAATAAACCTCTCCAGACAACGGATTAATATTAATATATTTATAAAATTCATTATATGGAGGTATATTTGGATTTGCGTCTGAACTAGTGATAGTATAAAATAAATAACTCGGAGAAAAATTTTCGTCTAGAATTATAGGAATATATATAAGTGTACCAATCGGTGCGCTTCTTAATAATTTTAATGTAACAGAAGGTCTTTGAAAATTTATATTAAGGCCGCCATTATTAGGATGAATAAGTGTAACAGGTATAGGATTAGTTGTTGAATTCACTATTGTGGTATAAGCATTATCAACTTCTTCAATTATTGTTGTAGTTGATGAACTATTACCCATTAATAATAATTAATATTATTAATGTATAATATTATTCTAAAATATTAATATTATTAATAGTTTATAACAACAAATCATATTATTATATCTCGGCATTATTCCCTAAAAACCAGCGCATAGACAAATAGCGCGGTTTTCCTTTACTCATATCACTGCTCAACATCTTCATGTTCGGGCCTTTATCTATAATGCTCTGTATCTGATTCGTGCCGATGGCGTTTGAAAAGTATTGTAACAAAGACGTTTTACCCGAATATCCGCCATTCATAGAGACATACACTTCCCCATAATTCTGTTTAGGTACACTTTCTAAAATATGTCTTTTCGTCAGAGTGCCGTTAATATACACATCTAATTGGCGTTGGTTGCTGACGCGAATAATCACATTCACCCATTTATTAAGTGGTAAATCTTGAATCATAACCTCTTCATTAATCTTATTGAAGGTATTCATGACTACCATTAGATTATTTGTCTTGGGTGTAATATAAAGCCCCGGCCCGTTATTCGGGTAAGCCCGTCCATCAGATTTAACTGAATCATCGCCTTTATGAAACACGTGTTTATATTCATCTTGTTTATATGAAAAATCATCTACAAAAATCCACACCGACCAAGTAAATTCTAGACCGCCATTATCATTGACCGACCGCATAATCGGCATAGAACCTTTCATTGTCGGGTCCTGGGGAAAGACCAGCATCTGTTTCGCTTCCACCATACCATTAATCAATATGGGATTCGGCGCGGGCGAAAATAACCATGACATAAAAGAAACACCTAAACGCATTAGAAACATAAACACAATGAGAATAAGAATTAAAAAAGCGAACTTGGCGACAATGCTATTTGAATATAAAAAATCACGACCACCTTCTAGATATTTTGTTGAAGAGAACGGTTGAATAAATCCACCAGGTCCTTCTGATACTTTTCCAAACATATCGCTCATAATATATATATATAATACAAGAAAATTATCGTAATATGACTATAACATATTACGATAATTACAATAATAACATATTATGATAGTTATTATTAACTAAATTATTTTATATTTCAAAACTACCCTTTTCTTTGTTATCTGACAAGAAAGCGACCTTAATTCTATATTTATTAAACAAATTACCTAAAATACTTCCACCAAACCCGTCTTTATAAATATTGTAGGCGTCCTGTGGATTTGTTGAGTCATTCCAATATTGAAAGTTTGTGGTAAACCCGCTAAATCCTCCATTTGGTGTTACAACGATGTTCGCTTTTTGATTTATCTTTGCTACACCCGGCAGAACGCAAGTTCTTACTAATTTACCATCAATGTAGACATCCAGTGTTCGGCCATATAAACTTATGATCAAATTAACCCAGCGTTGTAAAGGAAAATTTTGAACATTGCAGGTATGTATAATAGACTTATTAGATTTATCATTTGAATAGCATGCTACTGAAATAGTAATATCGTTTTCCATTGCGCCAAAAACAATAGACGGGCTGGGATTTTTATCTTCATCCATTCTTCCTAAAAGAACCTTCGGCTCGCCAAATCGGTAATTCCAATCATTCACAAAAAACCAAGTTGAATAGGTATAGTTGCTAGAGTTGGAGCTGGTGGGTAAAGTTGACGCCAATATTTTTTGTCTTTCGGTTCCATTAAACATCTTTGTTAATGTAGTGGATTTGGTAAAAAAATAATTCAATATAATATACAATATCAATAAAGTTACTAAACAAACTAAAACAACGTTCATTAATTCCATTCTATATATATTATAGTATTAGAAATTATAGTATTATAAATTATAGTATTATAAATTATACTATTGAATAGTATTATAAATTCTACATTTTTATACTATTAGAATTTCTATATTTAATTAATACATTTGTAACATGTAGTAAAATGTATAATTTAAATACATAATTAGAAGTAAAATATTTATAAAAAAAAATAACCTTAAGGGCTACTTTTTCTAACTACTATTTTTTACGAATGATTTTTACCTAAATTTTTATATTTTTTACAATGTTTTTTTATAAAGTTTTTACATATTCTATTTTTATGAGAGTTCGGCGTCGATTTTGTCCAATTCGCAATCGAGACAATACTCTCCTTCGTCATCAAATAAGGGTTTGTCACAGCGTCTACAACATTCAACTTCATCCATGCGTTCATCTTCATCTACGCGTTCAGACAGAACCCGTTCCAAGTGCTCAACAATAGTTTTTATTTCTCCATCTAATATCCTATAGTAGTTGTTCGCTTCCACAGCTTCTAAATACATGGGATTATACGTCATCTCCTCCAGCACCGAATATAAACCATCAAATAAATCTTTGTTTTCTGGGGCGAATAGCGCTTGTCGAACCAGGTCATTCTCACAAATCCACGCAAATAATTCAAAGGCAATACTCACTTTCATCTCGTCGTCCTTCACATTATCGATGCTTATAATATAATTGTCCATGATATTTCGGTTAAATTTCTCTGGTGGCGCCAAAATTTGTCCACGAGCAACAAATAATTTGATTTCCGCGGTGGCCTCCCGATAGATTTCGTTCGATTCCACTTGGCTCCTAAGCAATGGGTTATCTGCCAATTCATCAATCAGACCATTTAGGTGATTAAATAAATCTTCGTTTTCGGGCACTAGTAAATTATTCTGGACGTCGGGACTCTCATTAATCCACCCAAATAATTCCATCGCCAGGTCGACTTTTTCATTGATGTCCTCCACTTCTATGATTTTGCCAAAATAATCATTCAACACCCCACGATAGTGTTCATCGTCGTGTTCGGAGATCCATGTGTCGACACTGACGCGGTCGTCTTCGTCGTCATCGTCGTACCATTCGCGAAGATTGGCATCATGCGCGTCCTGTTCGGCATGGAGGTTTGCGACATGCGCGTCGTCCGCATAATTTATCACAATCGGCACAGGAATAGGGATAGGCACTGGAGCAAGCGGCACTTGTTCGGCTTTCAGGATACGCCCGTTCTGTAAGAATACATCTAATTCCTCACAGATGAACATAAATCGGTTGTTCGCTTGCGCTTTGGGATTGGACATAAATTCTGCCACTTTCTTCTCCATTATGGTAAATAAAATATGCTTTGCAGGGTTGAGTAAATACATGCGACATTTTATATCACCCAAGATGTATTCAAACAACTCTGTAATCACTTCTATACGGAGCGCCGCGGAAGCCTGAACATTGGCGTTTTCATAAATTTTAAAATAATTTCTTAGCGTTTGGACAACTTCTTCAAATTGACCTTCTTCAACATTAACATTTTCGTGCGCGTTCATTTTACTGAAATTTGTTTTTCACTTAGGGTTACGGAACGCTTAATACTGAAAAAGTATTTCAATTTTATGAAAAACACATCATTATTTAATCAATTATAACAAGTAATTAAATAATATTAATTTATACATTGGGTATATTCTTATCTCTCAACATTTTATAGGTTAATTTTATATCTTTCTTTGAGAGAATATGATTGTAATATTTAACATTACACATTCCGCCTTGTATTCCATTCATTTCGCCAACTGAGACATTTTCATACCTCATATATGGAGCAATTCCCGGTTTTGACCCGACTAATTCTCCGTTTAAGAAGACATCCATATCTCCTCCATCATAATTAATAACAATATTATTCCATTTTTGATATAAAATATTTTTTGTTTCAAAAATTTCCACTTCATTTAATTTCTCTCCATTCTTGTTTTCTAAAGTAGTCATTACTCTTAAACTATTTTTCTCTCCATTGTATTGAACGTTCGGTTTATTCCCATAATTTAATATAGAAGTATATTTTGTATAAGCCGTGCTGGTATTTGGGGGTTGCGGATTTATATTAAACCATGCCGACAATGAATAATGATATAAAAATTTACTATCTTTTTTCTTCTCTAGATTTTTTTTATGGAGATTTTCAAAACTACCAATATCATGCCTTTTATTTAAATAAACCGGTCCATCTAACAATTTACTGCCGTCTTTATCAAAATAATATTTAAATATAATCGGTATAATAACCCACAACAGAATTAAGATAATTTCTATTATCAGTAATATCCAAACTGGTTTTCCAGTTATTTTGTATTCGTATTTAATGTATTCCGAAAGGCGTATTAATAAACACGGTATAAATAGAATAAAATTTTTAATGAATGATAAAAATCCATTTTGAGGAAATAATTTATCTATTGATTTTTTTAATACAATATATATTACAGCAATTATAGATATTATTAATAATAATATTAGTCCATTGCTAATTATACTAGTTATAAATGATAAATTGCTAAATATCCAAACGATTGATATAGTTATAAGAACAAAAATTATAAAAAATAATAAAGTCGCGATTGTTCTCTTAAGAAAACTATTTTCTGTTGGTGTTTCTATATCTAACGATAAAATATTAACATTTTTTATTAATTTTTCCTTTAAAAACATAAACAATATAACATACAGAAATCCGACAATTAATACAATAAACTGTGTTAATGCTTCATAATCATTTGGTTTATTTGGGTCATAATATGGATTAAATTTATAGACGATAACCAAAAAAATAATAAATTCTATTAACATTAATAGTCCAAAATATAAGGGATTTGAATATATATCTATTTCTATTTTATTTAATTTTTCATTTAAAGAACTCATAGTATTTATGTTATTATACTATAATAATATTGTATTTTCTTATAGTATTTTAAAATACTTATGATATTATAAATTTTCAAATGCGGTTTTTTTACCGTGACAATCTCTACACAAGGCAACTAAATTATCTACATGATTGCTTCCGCCTTGGTCCAGTCTAGTTTTATGATCTACTTCAAACCACGCCGGTAGTTGTTTTTTACAAGCGCCACAATTCCAGCCTTGTTGGGCCGCGACAAACTTTTTCTTTGTTTCGCTTACACTGCGTTTTGTATTCGCTTGGCCTGAATTTGCGCCCATATTTGCGCCTGAATTTGTGCCAGAATTCATCATTCTTTTTTGTTGATGGGTCATCATTCCGCCATTCTGCTGGTAAGCTCCGCCATCATTTGAAAACATACTAGATTTCGTCATATCAAGTAAAGGTGATAATAAATCAGTCGCATCTTTATCAATCGGCATATATTTTATAATTCCATTTGCATGAGTAAATAAACTTCTAGAATGTCCTGGATATTTTTTCATGAAAAGATAGGCTGATAGTCCTACAAATCCTATTCCGGCCATTTGATAATATTTTTTCCACGATTTTATTATATGAACATATTTTCCATCATGATATACATTTGCTATAAAGAATGCTGTTATTCCGAATACTAATAATTCAAATTTCATATTATATTATAATATTATTATATTATTATAATAGTATAATATCAAATTTTTTTATGGTTTAATTTTCCGTAAATCATCAATAACCTTATCTACTGGAATTGGCGAAATCGCATATTTTGGGTTATAACAATAATTAATAATAATATCAGAAACAGCTTTAATAAATTCTTTCTTATATTTTGTTGCCCCCTTGATTTCTTTCGCGTAAATAATAATTTGTATATAACTCATAATAAATCCCCATACATCTACATTCCGCAAATATACTTCGGCGCAATATTTTTTTAATTGAAATACGCCATTTGAATCGGTATAATTCATTAATGCGGTGGCAATAAACGTACAAATTAGGTCTATCGCAAAGTTTGTAGAATCGGTTTGTCCGAGAGCATCATCTAGATTATAGAGAACAATAATGTAATAGAGTATAACCATATAATGTCCTTCACCTCTATCATTCATAGCCTTATCCATAATATTTTTAACTATTGTTTTCATGGTTAAGAGAGAAATTGATTTAATATTTTTATTTTTTATATTCATTTTTGTAAATTCTTCTTGTAACCATTTATTAATATTTAAATTAAATAATATATTTGTAAAGGGTATATTAAATTGAAATT